TATTTATCAAACTATTTAAAAGACCAAGGTTTGCTTCTAGCCAGGAAAGAATCGATGGCTCTGTATTTAAACAAGGATCGTTATCGAACTCGTTCTCCATTAATTCACTGGCAATATCTTTTAATACTTCCATTTATTAAATTTCTCCTAAGATTTTAATTGTCTCTGCGTGTTGAGGGTTATTAGGGTCTAATTTGATTGCGTTTGTCTTCGTAGGCATTACGTTTCTCATATTATTTCTATTGTAAGACTTAAACTCGTTTCTAAGCGCCCCTTTAAGCACTGGCCCAGATTGATATGGATTCATACCAACTCTATAAGCTAAATCTTGTAGCCCAGCCTCACTAAGACCTTTAAGCTTCTCTTCAAATACGTCTAACTCATTAGTACCAAACGGATTAATCTCGTCAACACCAAGGATAGTTTCAAGCTCTGCCATTTTCTTTGTAAACTCAGGCGTTCTTGTTTGGTTATTAGCTTTCATTTCATTAATTTCTTCAACTAGACCTTTTTTCTCTGGCTTCTCTTCTGAAACAACACTTTCCTTAACTTCTTTAGCAGCTTCATCTACAGCAGTAGATTTGATTTGCTTTTTCTTTGCTTTTTTGGATGATTTCTTCATAGGGTTTTTTTGTATTTCTGCAGATTCGTCTGAACTTTCGACGCCATACGATACATGCATTTTATTTGATTCTTGTTCTTCCATATCTCTATAATATGTTTATCTTATGATATTTACACAAAAAAAGACCACTCCGTTAAGAGTGGTCTTAAAAATTTATTTTTTAAATTTATATTAGAGGTTAGAAGCAATGATTCCAGCCAATGCACGGTTATCAAGAACCATACGACCTTCTTCGATGCCACCAAACCAACCGATCTTCTTCTGACGGATGCTGTACTGATCGTCAGCAGTCAGATTGAACTCGGAACCATTCTCTTCGTCGACGGCTACTGCCTTAACGAGGGAATCGCGTCCGCGATCAAGACCAAGCATGATTTCGTCAGCAGCTCCATTAAATACTGCGCCGCCAGTTCCATCAGCCTTGCTGTATGAAGTTGCGCCAGCAACGGTATCAAAGATTGTGTTGAACTTCTGGTTACGACCAAGCTCATTTACCTCCATGATGGAGATACCGTAGAAGTCAGGAAGACCACCACCAGCTTGATAAACAGAAGAACGCATGCCTTCAGTTCCGTATCCGTCGTCATTACCTTTGGTATTGATTGGGTTGTAAGCCATCTCACGAAGAGACTTAACTGCCTCTGGAGAGACCATGATGTCAGTGATACCACGACGTCCGCCTTCAGGAGTACCTTTGTTCCAAGCTGTGTTGATACGCTTAGCGCGTGTCAGGAGCTCGTTAAGGTCGTCGAGGAGGAAAGTACCGTCTGTAGTAGCGCGGAAAACGTGATCCTTGCCGTTTGTAGTAGCGTCAGCAACTGCACCCATGATAAGGTTAGCTGAAGTACGCTCTTGCTTAAGAAGGATTTCTTGAGCCATACGAGTGAATGTCTTGCTGATTACGTCCATGCGGCTCTTGGCTGCATAACGACGATCAAAACTTACAGCAGTATCAAGTGAGTAAGTTGCGATTTTAAGCTCAGACACAGTAGGGATAACCTGGTTTTGTGGAAGACCACCAGCAGCGCTGGTGCTATAAACTTGCACATAGTCCTCGTCAGTTACGTCATAGTACAGATCCAACGGAATCGAAGGATTGTCCTCAGAGTTGAACTGGAGAGGGGTGAAAAGGTTACTGACTACTGGTGCATTGTTGATGACTTCAGCGATAACTGGACCGATGAATTCAGCAAGTGCGACTTGTGCCTCGTAAGCAACCGAGCGGTTCTTAGAAGCCATAGCTTTAATAAGCTCGATTTGTTCTGGTGTTCTTTTAAGAGAAATTTTCATATTTATATATTTTCTAGTTATTTGTTAAGATTACAGACCAAGAGCAACAACTGCGTAATCGCCTTCCCAGGAATCGGTAATGGTTCCGCTTGAGCGGCTTCCAGTTCCAATTACTGTACCTACTTTTTCGGCTGCAGTAGCTGCACACGCAGCAACTTTACCAGCTGCACCAAGTGCGATGCCGCCTCCTACTACAAGTGCGCCATCATAGGCTGCAGATGTGATAGTAAAGACTCCGCGAGTAGCAACAGGAACAGCTTGTCCTGGAAGTACTGAGCCGAGCTCTTCAGCTTTCACTGGGTTGTAAAGAAGCTTCTCGCCGTTCTCGTCAGCCTTTGCAGTTTGACGTAGAGTGATTCCAAGAAGTGACTCACCGCTAGCAGCAGGAGCACACTCAAGGTTTACACTTGGGTATTGAGCTTTAATGAACGGATAATCAGTCTTACCGAGGTAAGAATTGTCTGAGTAACCAACTGGGTCCTTGTCGAAGTCTCCTGCGGAGACCTTAACAAATACACCAGCATCACCAGCACCTGTGTCCGTAGTGGACGCATTGACGCTAGCACCTTCAAGGGCGAAGAGATTGATTACATCATTCTCGTCGTATTGTCTAAATGGTAGAATTCTAAGTGACATATTATTTTATTTTTTTGTTAAATTATTAAGAAATTTCGATATTACTGCGATCAAAAGCTGCAGAAAACTTTTCTTTGATTGTTTGTTCGGCGCGTGAAGAGCCTTCGTTTGAGTTTGCAATTGCAGCTTCGGTTGTCTCTGCGCCGTCAAGGATTTCCTCCTCGGTTTTGCTTGCGATAGCCTCTTCTGTTGGCTCAGAAGTTGGTTGAGAAATTCTCTTCTCTACCTCTTCTTGAATGCGAGCCTCTACTTGCTTTTCAAATTCAGCTTTGGCTTCCTTGCTCTTGTGCTTCCAGAGTACAACGAGCTTTTCTTCGAATGAAGCGAAAGCCTCTTCTGCTGCGTCGATATCTTTAAGTTCTTTAGCAAGAAACTCCTTGTCTTCGTCTTCAAGATCAAATTTTTGATCCAGAACGTCCATTCTCTCGTTGAAACGAGCAACTGCCTGTTCAGCTTTTTGAGCTGATTCAAATTCGGCAATTTTTGTCTGTGCCTCATCGAATTTAGACTTTAATTCTTCGACTGAAGATTTAAGTTCCGCATGTTCGGTGGCTACAGCCTCTTTTTCTTCTTGTGCTTTGGTAAGTTCTGCACGGAATTCCTCGTCTTTTTCCTTGATAGCATCAGCAAAGGTGCTAGTCATGGAGGCGATTGCTTCCTGTGAGAACTTCTTGTCGGCCAGAAGATCCTTCAGTTCGTCGATAACTTTTTCGGTTTCCATAGAATTATTCTTTTTAAGGTTTACATTAGTTTTTTCACTTTGTGAAATATTTTTATCTCTTTTGTCTTTTATTACAATAGGGTTTTCGTTGTCTGGCTTCATGTAAATACCTTTAACGTCTGCCGCTGGATTGGTTGTATAGCCAATCCCCAATGGATAAATCTTTCCTGTGATGAGCCTGTTTACAGTCTCACCCTTGTCTGTTTTGCCGCTTCCACCAAAGGAACGAAGGCATCCGACCATTTCTTCCATCTCTTCAGGATCAGAGATTATTCTTGCTTCTTCGACATATTCACTGCCAACTGCCAGCACGAAATCAGAGAAACCAACCTCCCAACTTGTCGATATGCTGTGATACATACCTTCCCTAGGATCAACTGATTTTTCTATAGCTTCTGCAAATGTTGAATTAGCTGATTTATAAACCAAAGCACCAAGAGCAATATTAAATGGTTTTGTATAACCTTCAAGCTCTTCAGCTTCCATGATTCTACTTGTTCCGTATTCGCTCCAACCTGCGCTAGCAATATGGCCTACGATTTTATCTTTATCGTGCTCTATGTTTGTAGGCTTATGTACAAAGTTTTTTGTATATTCAATAGCTGTTTTAGAATCTATTCCATCACCATTTTTATTGAATTTATTAACGACTGCAGCATTAAAGGCTACTCCAAGAAGATCAATATTATCTTCGAAGTTTACGCCGCTAGGAATAAGAGACTCTAAATTGTCTAAAGAAGCCTTAGATATAAAGGACCCTCCACCGATATCACAAGAGAAGACTTCCGCTTCAAATGTAGCTGTATATTTATATTTAGGCTCGCTCTTCTTCTTTCTTTTCATTACTATGATATAAAATTGCTGCTGAGTAATTATCTAGTTCGTGCTTAGCTGATATCTCTAAAATTTCAGGCAAGACATTAAGTTTTTGAATCTCTTCCAGGTTAGATACACAAGAAAGAGCGGTTTGTGTCCAATTTTCAATGTTTGTGGAACAAACTACTGCCTCGCATAGGCTATCAAGCATATTTTCGTTATTTTTTGTGAATCTTTTTATTTTTAATTCCTTCCTCATAACTTTTTTAATCTTTGCTCTAGCGGTTTCGAGTTCCTCTATTGTTGATTGAATGTTTTTCCTTGAATATTGTGCTTGAGAATTTTCTTGTGGTATTCCAGACGTCCCCTCTGGTCTGCCAGCTTGTCCACTGGGACCTTGATTAACTTCAGACTCTGGAGACTCAATCATCGGGACTCCCCCAACAATAGGGTTGTAAAAACCTTCTTCTCTTTCCTCAATAAACTTCTTTTGAGCTGGAGAGAGATCTTCAGGCTGCGGGAACTTTCCTGTGTTAAACATCTCCATGCCCTGTTGAGGCGTAATAACTCCAAGCTCCATTAGTCTTGTAGATACCCTCATCAATTGAGTCTCGTCTCTCATATCGATATCTTTAAAAACAGCTGTCGGATAAGACCTGAATCCCAACTCTTTTGAAACTCTCTTCATTTCTTTTTGCAAGAAGTCTGCAAGAAAAGCATTTCTCGCTTCCTTAAGTCTATCGATAAATATTTGAGCCTTTACTTGGGTAGCTCCATATTTCTCTTCACCAACAATAACATTTTGAAGCCCTTGTTTGATATCCTCGTTTAAAACTTTGTATTTTTCAGAACCTAGTACTTTATTTAAATCTGGAATAATGAACTCTGCTTTTGTTGTATAATCTGAAACTAATACCCTTCCCACACTCTCGTTTTTAAATAAACTCTGCATTGCGTTTAGATTTTGGGCGTTAATTCCTCCCTTGTCTGGCTCTGCCCCCATGGTTATAAGCAATATTACATTTTCTATTGTTCTTGTAATAGCTTGATCCATTTTCTTGAGTTCCATCTTAGCATTGATATCTTCAAGTACTGGATAACCGAAAGGTATGGCGAAAGGCTCGTAATCTTGTTTTTTATAAAAAGAATGAGACACCTTCATGGGGTCTAGTTTGATTTTTAAACCATCGGTATTATAATTTCCCTTTTTAACACTTTCTTTTACATCTTCAGGAAGAGAATCGAATATTTCCTTATCTTCCTCTGTTGATGGGTTCTGAAGTCTTGACATTTCATACTCAGAGAGTATTTTTTCATAAGCTCCGTCATTGAAAGCTGAAGCTCTAGTAGCTACAATATCATAAGGATTCATCAATATGTAACGTATAGGTACTTTGTTTTTTGCTCCGTTAGTTGGGGCAATTGATTTAATCAGTTCCGCAAAGTCGTCAGCCTTAAACTTGCCATCCAGCCTATACAAAAATATATTTCCACTTCTATAATATTCTCTGAAGTATTGATCTTTAAGGTTGCTCAGGTTAATTTTTTTAAACCACTCCGCAAAGAAGTCCCTGCTTTTTTTTGTTCCGCCCTCTAGGAATAAGTCGGTATTAGCAAACTCCGACATAATGTCTACAGCATTTCTGAATACTGAAACATTCGCGTATGCTTTCTGGCAAAGTTCTATAGCGTCCCTTACGTTAACCCCATCTGAAGCGTAGTCATATGGCAGAAGACCTCCTCTTATGCTTGAGAATCTGTCTGGCTTAACATTGTATGCAGCCCTGTTAAACCTAGTAGCTCCTTTACCAGAAGAAGTAACCCTTGAACAGGCTGCGTTAGAACTAGAATTGTAAGACGCGTCAGAAGTATAAAAAGGATCTCCCATCATGTCTGGAGAAAAGCCTTCTTGTGGTTGGCTGGGTTTCAATTCTTCTTTGTTATTAAATTTACCCCAGTAGTCTGATTTTTTTGTATATTTCCTCTTTGCCATAAAAGATTATACACTCAAAAGTATAAAGTTAAAGTTATAACTTTTAAAAGTTTAACTTTGTACAATTTAATCTAAAAACATAGGAGTGAATGTCTCTTGGTTAGTGGCGATATTATCATCCATCATATCATAGAATACATGCATCATCCAATTGCCAAGTATTAATGCGGAATAGGAGTCTTTCCTTGCCTTATCTGCCCCACTTTGTTTTCTTAAGTTTAATGGTAAGTCAAAGCTTTGGGTTCCTTGTGTTGAGGTTGAAACTTGTACTAAAGCGCACTCTACTTTAATCAAATCCATCATATCTTTTTGGTGTTCCACAAAATCAATCATTTTAGAAGGTTCAGACTTGTTTTCGTAATTTCTTAAGAATGTTAAATCCTTGATTGGTATCTTTGCCTTTCTTTGTCTATTGTAATCATCATTCATTGCCATTCCAGCAAAGTAAATTCTCTTGTGATCGAATGCTGCTTGCAATAACTCGTTTGCATACCTTATCCATTTAGATGTTGGCTTCCTAAGGAATACATAAGTATTTGTTTCTTTGTTATATTGTCTTTTTAAACCTCTTAAGCCCTTTTCGTATTCTTGGTGGTCATCCAAGTCGGAATCTACTAAATTCAATTTTAAATTATTCTTTTTAAAGATTGTACTCTCGTTGCATGAGTTTAAAAACTGAACTCCACCGTTATAGTCACCAACTATGAAAACAATATTAAAGTTCTTGATTAAATACGCCATATAAGTTATATGCGTTTTAAGATTTGCTCCAGGCAAAGCGTAACTATGCACTATAGTGCCTTTTTTAGTATCCCTGTTTAATTTAATCAGTAAAATAGCGAAATCGTCAGAGCCGTCACTTTCAGACCAAGATGGGTCAAAGGATAATATATATTCATCCTGTGGTACACCAACAACCTCTACCGATTGCCCTTCTCCATCTTCTATGGTACACTCCTTCATCTTACTCACCTTGAAGTAACCAGAGCTATCATCTGTAAATACAGCCATAAACTCTCGGTCAAATTGAGATTGGCTCATTGTCGCTTTTGCTTGATCAATAAGGTTTTGATCATAAAGTTGTTGTGGAGCACAGTCATAACTAAAGTGCATTATGGTTCTATGAGCCTTATCTTGCTCGTTTTCATTAAGAATCAATGACTCATATTGACAATACATCTTATATAAATGTTCGAATCTATAAGAGGCAGAAGATAAACCAATAATTTTGTTGTTGGGCCATTTAGTCCTGTCCTCTTCTTTCATTTTACCCTGCTCTATCATTGTTGTCTCGAGATCATATGTCTCTTGTCTTTCAGTAGGGTTTTTAATAACAGAAAGGAACGGCATAATAACCTCATTCAATACCTTTTCAGGCATAAGAAGAAGCTCATCAATAATCATCCTCTCAAAACGGAAACCACGGAGCTTTTCTCCATCACCTAATGGTAGAGCTGTTATCTTACTAGATCCAAGTTCCATAACCCATTGGTCGTTAGCTTTGGATACTCTGGTAATGCATTGAGAAAGGAACTCGGCTTTTGGACTCGCGGCTATCTCTTCCATCTTAGTAAATATCATTTTTGACTGTCGAAAAGACTTAGATATAATTCCAATGTGAACACCTTGGTTCATTATAGCGTCTAATAGCGCAAAAACGGCCGTAGAGAAGCTTTTAGACATTCCACGACTCCATATGCCTAAAAAGTAATCGGTCTCCATCATGCCCTTAATAGCCATGTGCTGGAAGGGGAACAATCTCACCCCTGTTATAAACTCTGCAGCGAAAGATGGATTTTGTCTAAGGAATTTATAAAACAATAATTTTGCTTCATCTTCCTCTAGATAACCCTCTATCTCTAAAATCTCCTTATTAATGTCAGGAAACCTATTTCTTGATTCTTGAATACCTGTTGTCCAGCTCATATTTATTTTTATTTATTTTTATTAGATATACGCTTAGACCAGAAATATTCTACGTCGGTATTCCAAAGTTTTTTCCCTAGCATTAGTATTTTAGGAATTAACTCT